TAGCCCAGATAGTTGAGAGCAGCTTCGATATCATTGACTCGTGGCGTATGCGTAGTGCGCCACTTCCTCAATGTATCCCTGTGAAGACCAACTCTTTCTGAAAGATCTATTTGGCAGCATCTTTGTTTATGCATTTCTTTAAATAGAAACTGCACAACAGCGTTGCCGTTAGTAATGACTGGCCGATATCTAAACTTCCGCATATTTATCCTTTTTGTAAGCGTGAAGAGAGCAGTGACAAACATACCTGTCGCATACTCTCTTCACTAGCCCAATGCTTTCGTTCTTCTTCAGACCTAATCACATTAGGTTGTTCGGGTGTTCCAACTATTAAACTCGTATGCCTTTTGCGGGGGTCAAGAGTATTAACCTATACACAGGATATGGATCGTAATGAGGCGTCCTAATGCACAGACATAGATGGCTTTGTGTTCTGCTACTTAAACTTTCATAAACTATTCTGCTCCGTGTGGGCCTCGCGGTTACCACCCTGTCAGAGACAGGGAACAAGTACAAAATAATTCATCCGGTTCTTTGGCTAGGACGAGGGCAAACCCAATGCCCCCCGCCCAGAAAGGAGTGACCCCCTCCTCAAAATGGTATTACGTCACCGCTATCCGCATCAGATTGCACAGGCTTTTCTTCTTTTGCATAATCGCTGGAACTGTCTTGGCGATATTTTGTGCCACCAGAGGTTACACTAAGGTTCAAAAACTTCTGACCGCTCTGCGTTTCATTTGCGTATGCAAAGACTTTCTCTTCACCGCACGGCCCTGAGTAGGCCCAGTCTTTGTCTTCGTCTTTGAATAGTGTTGCGATCTGTACATACAGTGTAAGTCTTCCTTCCGGCTCTTTGACAACCACACTCTTGGGTGGGTAGCCGTCATCTTCACGACGCTTCCATTCGCTGATGTTAAGCTTGCCACTCAAGATCATATGACCAGTGCGGTCATCTGTAGGAAAGACACTGCCTTTGTTTTCTTTGTGTTCATAAGCCATTAGAAATCCACCTTTGCTTCTTGTTTCTTTTCTTCATGCATCTTCTGCACCTTAGATTTTACAGCCCTATCTGCTGCTGCATTACCATCGTCATCCTCTGACGGCAGTCCCATTGCTGCCTGCAATGAGTAACGCTTGGCATATGTGATGCCGCTGCCCATCTTCTGTGGGTCGGATGGGTCCTTGCTGCGGATCGGACACATGCTGACACGCGCCTCTTTTGTTGGTGCATGTATGATTGTTGTCCTTACAACTTGCACGACCTGATCACCGACAGTGACAAGATCAAGCGGCTGCGTAAAATACAATCCATACTTGTTAGCCTCACGCGCAGCAGACATCACCTCTTCAAGTGTAGAGTATGAACTTTTAAAATGCGGATTTGATCCACCCTTTGTTGCAGATACTGCCTCCATTTGGAATGCCAGCATTGCTTCATCAAAATTTTGTGGTTGTTTTTTCTCAGCCATTTACAGACTCCTTGTTTACAACAATCCTGCAAGATCCGTTCTTGCTCCGTCGTACTGCCAACATATCGCAGTACACTTCACGCTCATCATCACTGATCATAGAGCGTAATTCTTTTTTGCTAGCATCATGTCGCTTGGCATAATCCAGCGTGCTTATGTATGTGTGGGCTGCATCAACAAATGCATTCTCTTTGCTTGCATCCCTAATAGACAGACCATCGATATCAACAGATGACCAATCTATTTTGGTTTTCTCTCTGATTCCTGGTGCTGTATCTAACCTGACATACTCCCAAAATTCTTTGATCAAAGCCATGTACTGATCCATAAGTTGGCTGCTTTGAGACACGCGGCATGTCTCCCATTGGTTGCCAAAGATAACAGACATATGAACCGCTGGCTTGTTTGCCACCCACATATAAAACTGTATCTGCCCCATGTATCGATCTAACACATCAGCCATATTGTTGAAGCTGCTAGTGTGTTTGCACTCAATGATATTGCCGTTCGCCAGCACACCATCCAAGGTTCCTTTACATGGTATGTTATGCCAGTTCTTTGTGTACTCAACCTGTGTATCTGTAACCATGATGTCGGTTTGCATTTCAAACCAACGCATGTTGAACAGTTCTGTTTCGACACCAAGGTTTACATTAAACATATGGGACAGATCATCAGGCTCTCTTCGCCCAGTCTTGATCTGCCATAGATCGAACCAGTTGCTATCATGCTCCAACTTGTAGAGATCAGAGCCTCCAATGAATCCCTTCCTATCCATCTTCTTTATCCAGTGCGACGTAACGCTTGCCTTTAAAAAGGCCATACTTAAATACAACACGCCTGCCAATAGTTGAGCCTCGCGTCATTGCAATGTACTGCCTGTCTTCTGTGATTGGCTCAAGCTGCATGTTTAATATTCTTATCATCGGATCTTTCATTGATGCAGCAATCTTGTCGGCATAGTCAGCCATCTCATCAATGGTAGACAAACCAAATGTCATCTTGCTGTTAAGAAAATCGTCACGATCAGGCTTGTCCCAATCATCTTCATGCTCTTCTATAACGATAGCCGTATACGGCATTGGCATCTCCTGTTGGTGGTGAGGGGCATGCTTGTGTAACCAAAGACATCAAGTGGCGACCAAGATAGACCACCCAATGTCCCACCGCTAAATGACATGCCCCTCTAATTAAGTGCAGTATTGCACATTCAGTTTGTAATTGGAATGCATTTGTGCAGTGCGTCTAACAAATATTTTCTTGGCAGATATCTCCATTCAATATGTTTGTAGAACTCTGCAAAGCTTGGGAAGAAGGTTGCATGTTTCTTCACGTCATCGAAAGAACGCAGCACAATATCGGCAGGATACTTAGCTAACTCTGCTGCCAATGTGCGCGACTTCAGTGACAGCATCTTGTCATCCATATCTCTTGGCAACGTAATAAGCGGAACCATTAGCGCTATTTGCTTTTCAATATCTGATTCCGGCAGACCAGCAAGGCTTTGTCGTATATGGCGAACAGCCTTGCTGACGGATGCCGGATCAGTCTTGCCTTTGATTGTGTAACCCAGAAGGTCTGAGTTGCTGCTGTATCTAGCTTTTAGTGATGGAATCAAGGTAAGCACCAAACCTGTCACTTTGCGTGTTACCGCCACTGGGTCGTTTGCTGCCACTAGATGTGCCACTGCTTTGGTTTGTTCGGAACTTGATAGATCGTGCAACCCAGTTTCTGTATGCTGCATCGATGTCTGCAAACTTGTTGCCTTTGGCCCGATGGTGATCGCGGAAGATAGAGGCTTCATGCCCATGATCAAACTCCTCGTTATGTTTGGTGTTTAGGGTAGCGATCAACGCATCAGATGGATACCAATCTTCTGGCACATCTCGCTTCCTCTTTGTTGTATTTGTTCTTAGTAGCTTAGTGTCGCACTGTGAGACAGGTGGTGTATCAGCCTGAGACACTGCTGTCTCACTCTGAGACACCAGCACTTTGTAGACTTTGCCCAACTCCTGTCGCCTGATGTAGCCAGCATCTTCAAGTAAGTTCAACTTTCTAGCCACAGTGGCACGACTCATACCTGTTTTGTGAGCCAGTGTGAACGTACTTGGCCAGCATATACCTTCATCGTTTGCGTAATCACATAACGTCACAAGCAACCACTTAGAAAGCGGATCGTCTATGTCCGCTCTCATTGCGTCTGCCATATGATGAAACATTAAACGACTCTCCACTCACGCTGCTTGCGACTGCTGCGTCCCTTGCGCTTCTCACCAGTCAACTCAATGATGCCTTTCTTTTGCAGTTCATTGTATCGGCTGCTGACACTTGAGTCAGATGTGATATGTGGATAGTTACGCTGCACCCATTGCCATACTTCATCATGAATGCATGGCTGTATGGCTGTGATACCTTGCAGCACAATGTTTTGCATCTTTGTTGGATCGATGCTTTGCGCGGCTTCGTAGCTTGTTGATGGATCGTTACGCCGTACTAGCTTGTACGCTTCGGTTTCAAAAAGATCGTCGTTCATTGCATTCTCCCTGTTTACTGCACATATGCAACACTACTTTGTACGTTGACACATTGCAAGTGATAACTGCACTATTGCACTAGATGGTTAGTCTTCCTCCGCTAACCACTCTATAAACTTAGCAACCAGTGGATTGCTTGCTTCGATGCACACAAAGGCAGGCCCAGTGCGCTGCTTGAGCAAGTAAATATCCGCTGGTTGTTCTTTGTGGGTTTTGGTTAAGAAAGAGAAGCCTCTTCCTTCTGACTGATACTTGGATTCAGCTATGATTGATCCGAGTCTCGTCTGGATTTTGATGTCTCCACCAAGGTCTCCACCCATTGATCCAGAGAGTGGTTGCCTACGCGCTTGCGCGCCTTTCGTTTTGAAGAAGTCGACCCACCATCGTTCGTGATAGCTGCCTTTGTTGCGTTGCGATGTTCCCATAAATTATTCTCATAACAGTTAATGCAAAGCACGATGTTGTCACCCCGTACTATGAACCAAGGAGTCTTAATGCGGCAACAGTGGCAAGTGGCTGACTTACCTATCCGGTCGTATTTTGATTTCGATTTCCGCGCCAAGTGCGTCCAACCAACATATGAATAGGAAACTAGATGGGACTCGTTTCATTCGCTCCCATTTGTGAACAAGTGACGTAGCGCAGCCGATCTTGCTGGCAAGAACTTCTTGGCTCATGCCCTGTTCCATTCTTAGCATCGTCAAACTGGCAATCACATCTTGCCAGCTATCCGATACTATCTGTGGATTTTTGTAATGAGTAAACTTTGATTGCATCCTCTACCTTTTGCGCTGTGGACAAGTGTAAATCCACACCGTTCTTGGCTCTGTAAAAAGTGCTGGTAGGTGTGCCAGATTTTTTGAAGGCTTCAATCAAAGACACATCGGCTTTGTCTGCTGCATCTTGCAGTTGGAATATATAACTAATCATAGGATAGTTATGGTGCATAATTGCATCTTGTGTCAACCCTCCGAGCCTGTCCATCTTAGTCTTGCTTTGATAAAATTGGCTTGCGCTCGTTGCAAATCTTTTATGGCAGACTCTAATAGGTTTTCTTCGCCTGCCGTTGGACGCATATTATCTGCGATAAGATCATGTGCCTCTCGTATAGATTTGTTTAGTGATGTTTGCGCTTTGCGATAACGTGATGCTTTTTGTTTAAAGGTAAGCTCTTTCATAGCCTCCTCCTTATATTGTTGACGCCGCGCTTTCTGGATACGCCAAGTGGGCCTAGCCTTTCAAGCGATGGTCGCTTTGCTTCACGACCATTTGGTTTATGTGGAAGGTATCCTCTATAAGCTTCATCTTGTTGAAGCGGGAACAGTGGTGTGTAAGTTACATCATCCCAGTCAGGATCGAGTAACCCACCCACCCACTGGCTATTGGGATACCAGCTAAAGTAAAATGGGTTACTCATCTTTGGCATTAGCTTTTGTCCACCTGTTCTATTTGATACATATTGCTTGGACAGCCGTTCCGTTTCCAAGCTTTGAATATTTCATCAGAGCCTGCCGGAGCGGTGTCTTTGTCTTTGGGATCAGTTTCTATCCAAGCCATTAGACCTTCATCCATACACCAGTTTACTAAAGGCCAGTCTGCTCGTGAGCATACGATCTGGATGCTGTGTTTTCGTTCAATTACCTTGATCATTTTCTTCTCGCAACATTTCTGGGAATGCTTCGTTGATCAGGTTCCAAGCTTGAGCAAGCCGCATGACGTTATCAAAATTAGGATGCTTCATGCCTTCGTACTCTTTGAGTAGCTTACAAGTCTCCAAGGCGACAGCAAGGATTGCTTTTTGCTGTCTCAAACTAAGACCGTGCCATCCACCAACACCTTGATTAAGGATATGTGGCTTGGCTTTTGGTGGTCTTCCTCGTCTCTTTTTTTCTGTCATAGGTTCCTCCTGTTAACAGTCTGGGTCAAAATCATGCCACTCTTGCATGGCATCTGGTTGTCCATCGTCTTCAACTTCGATGGGTTCATAGTTGTCGGGGCTGTTTGATGCGTGTTCACTAACTATCTCATACCCCTCATCATACATCGCTTCTCGGATGTGTTGATCTACGCTGCCCATAGACTTGCAAGTCGCATAGGCTTCTTTGGTTGCCTCTTCAAAGGCTTTGTGAATTGCTGGTGTCGTCATCATGCTGCCTCCTTTGCTGCATGCTTGGCGGTTATATGTGTGACCGCCTGCGATGCAGCTGAGGCGGCAGAGAAAATGAACTTGCTGTCGTTGTCGAGTGCCTTGAGCCAGTGCGACAGATAAGATGCGTGATCTTCTCTGACTGTGGCTTCTAGACCAAGGTGCGCCATAAGGAATGCTGATCCCATTTCGGCAACCAACTCTTCGATGGCATAGTCCGTCTTGTTGCGTGAGAACTTGCGATCCATGCGAGTCTTGTGTCCTGTCCAATGGACAAGCTCATGGAACATGGTGCTGTAGTAATCAAGTGCAGATCGGAACTCTTTGAACTCTGGCATGTTGATGTAGTCATGTGCTGGCACGTAGTATGCCTTGGCTTCACCGTGCCGGATGTCTGCGCCTGTGGTTGATATAAGTTTCTCTGCTGGCTTAATCAGCTTGTCAGTGTTGGCGAACTCTTGCACCGGCTGCGGATAAAAATGTTGTGGCAGGCCGTCGATCTGATCTGCATTGAAGACCGTGTACCATTTGTACACTCGGTAGGTTTCATCCTCTTTGGTTGTAACTGGTGCGGTGTAACAGATGCCTGTGCCTTTTTCGCCGCGCCGTACCTGACCGCCAAGCTGCTTGGCTTGGTTGTATGTCATCCATGTTGGTGCTGTGCGGCCCATCATCCAGAGCAAGATAATGTTGATGCCTTGATAGTGTTCACCATTGCAGCGCTGCGGGAGCGGCATGCCGCCCCCATTCCAAGGCTTGATCCAAGGCCGTGTGCCTGACTCAAGTTGCGTTTTGATCTGTCGTGTTACGTCATCGAACTTTGTCATTTGCTTGCTCCTTCTACCTTCTGCCAGATTTCATAGGTTTCGTAGTCACTGATTTCATATTTGATTTCATCAGTGATGTGTCTGCTGAACTCCTGTCTTGCCATGTCATTTGCCTCATCTTCATCACGGGCATTAACTGACATGAAAGCAATAATGTGTAGGTTGATTTCATATCTAAACATTTGTGCCATCCTTGCTTTCGATCATTGATTGATAGTCTGCCTGCTGCTGTGCCAACTCATCAGCGAACTGATCCTCGAACAGTTTGGTCGTGCGCTGAATGAACTTCTCTTCATCGAAGTCTGGGCTTTTCTGTTTGATCAGGCGGGCGACATGCACAATCTCACTTGGATGCGAGACAGTTGGTGCAACGATCTCTTCAATGAAACCAAGGATAGGGTCATTTGCATTCACGATCATTTGCTTACTCCTTTATCGGCTTGTTGATTACTTACGTTACTGCATTTGTGCAGTAGTGACAAGTATTAATTGCATATGTGCAGCACTATCTTGAGTGATAGATGCCCATGACAACGAGGAAGATGCCGGTAAATCCAACGATGGTTGTTCCCATAGTTTCAGTGCCGTTCATGTCGAACCACAATGATGCAAGGCAGGAAAGAATACCGATGGTGATAGTCAGGACAGTTTCGATTGTGTTCATGATGAAAACTCCATGCAAAATTAAAGCTTACATTTCCGATTGGGGAGGCTGGCGCTGGTGGCTCCCACATCTAGCAAGCCAAGCCAGCCTCCTCTTGTCACCAGCAAGAAGCCGCCGGTCACAAAAAAACCCTACCGACTCTCGCCGGTAGGGCTGTGTTAGTTACTCGGCAGCTTGCGCCTGATACTTGTCCATAATGCCTTGCAGCTTTGCCTTGGTTGGCCGCTTGACCGGAGTGGGCTTCTTGTTCGAAGCTGTAAACTCATCTCCGGTGGCATCTTTGTATGCCTGTTTGTTCTGTGCGATGTAGTCACGCAACATATCGATCTCGCTGTCGATCGACTCGATCCGTTGGTCGATCCGCTCTTCAGCCAGATCGGTGCTGTGGATGCCGCCTCGTGCTGCACCGTACTTTGCAACAATAACCACTAGCTGATCGTCGCTGATCTGGTCGGCGCTTGAGATTTGCACCTTGTCATCGATCAGTTGGATGATGTCTTTCTCCTTCATGCCGATCAACCACTCAGCTTGATCCACCGTCTTTCTGATGAGATTTTGAGTAAGGTATGTGGAAGATCTTGAGTTATTGCCATCCTTGGAAGGGAAGGTAGATACGAAAGCTGCGCTGAAGTGATTTGTAGTCTTGCTCATGATAGAGTCCTCTCTTGGGTTGTGACGAACTAGGTCGTCGATAGTGGAGGGAATGAACAGCGCAGTTTGCTAGGCGCAACCCGCAACACGGAGTGGAGCGGGCAGCGGGTTGCAGCGCCAAACAAGACAAGCGGGGCGAAGCCCCTCGTCTTGGCGCGGCCTAGCAAATGCGCTGGGCATAAGGAATCCACGACGACCTAGAGCGGCATAACACAAGGGAGGATGACAGAATGACAGGACTGCAAAGCACAAAGCGCTGCTTGAGTAGATGCCTGACCGCAGGATGGCCTGTGAGCGCTTTTGTGCGTTGACAGCCTGTATCAAAACGAGCCAGAAAGGGGGGGAACCCAAGGGGGGGTTGATCTTGAAGGAGGCAGCATATGAGCGATGCGGTGCAGCGAAAAGTAACCAGCCGACAAGCGGCCCTAGTGGATACGCTTGTAGCAACAGGGTGCAGCATCACAGAGGCCGCTGCTGAGGCTGGATACGCGAGCGGTGAGAGCGGGAGAGTCACAGCCAGCAAGACTTTGCGCCTACCGCACGTTCAGCAGTACATGATTGAACGAGTGGGTGAAGCTCTTGGGCTGAACGCTACGGTAGCGGCAGCAAAGCTGCTGCATTTGGCGAAGGGGGCTAAGAGTGAGTACGTGCAGCTAGAGGCGAGCAAGGATATCTTGGACCGCGCTGGCTTCAAGCCCCCAGATCGCCACATGCACTTGCATGCTGGTGACATCTCGGTAAGCATCGATCTAACCTGAGCTGCAGCGAGGCGCAGGCCTGCTTTGCAACGCAAAGCTAGGCATGCACATATAAGTGTGATTTGCCCTGCGATCCTAGATCGCGCTGGCAAATCTCGCGACACATAGCTGTGCAAATCGACTATAGCTGTCGTGCCCCCAAAAACTACGTGCCTCCCCCCTCGACCCCGCCTATCACTCTTGTTTTTCCTGTTTAAAGCTTGTAGCATCTCTGCACTAACAGGGAGAAAGCAATGTTTATTCGGTTATTCGTTTTTCTAGGTGTGGGGATATTGGCATATTCGGCGCAGGCTGATTGCGTATCTGATTTAGAGTCTCGTGGTTACGAGGTGAAAAGGTTGGCTGCATTCAGCAATGGCCGCTGCGGGATTGATGATCCTGTGTTGCTGTCTGCTACACCTTCTACAAATTTTTCATCTCCAATAACTCTTTCATGCAAGTTTGCTCGTAAGGTTGGCGAATGGGCCGCTGATATAGATGCTCGTCACATAACGCATGTTGGCGGATACAATTGTCGTAAGATTGCTGGTTCTATGTTTTGGTCACAGCATAGTTATGGCAATGCCATAGATGTTACAGCCATTGACGGCGTTCCTATCAGCAAGCGTTGGCGCAAAGCGTATCGTTATGGGTGCAAGCACTTTACAACTGTGATGACACCTGAGCATGATGAGGCACATCAAGACCATCTACATATTGATAATGGTTGGGGCTTGAGTTGTTTGTTTGATTTTGTGCGTTGATTTCTGAAGCTATAAGCGGCGATATAGAGGCATGGAAATAAAAAAAGCTACATCCGAACCCGAAACTGCCACACGCCCCTTACCTACAGTAGCTGGCGTAACGCTTGGCATGATGCTTGAAGACTTACCTCTTCATCAGAATTTTTATTTGCGCGGTGTTATCAATTCGTTTCGCACTGCTTTTATGCCAAGCAACAGAAGAACGCTTACGGAAGATGATATAAGTGGAGAGGCATTAGAGTTATTGCGTGATGTTGTAACCAAGGTTGCGCCAGATCTACCTGATGGGTTTGTGGCTAAGATTTCATATGAAGATATCAACAGGCATTACAATCTTGGCAATGTCTTTAGGGACAAAAACTTTGATCTGTCTGGTTTCCAAGAACAGATGAAGATGGCCCTTGGTGGGTTTGATGTTCGCCGTGATGGCGACAGGTTGATCGTAGAAGATACATATGACTTCCCACCCCCCGGCGAGTGGCAGCAATACTCAAACCTAAAAACTGCATCAGATTATATTAAAGCGTCTGAAAAAGAACCTGAGAAGAGGGTCTATTTTTCTGCGCGGTTTCTTGCTGAAAGGACTATGGCAGAGGGCAGTGACGACAACATGCCTGTCAGGATAGTCATTCCTCCAGAGCCAAATGTAGTTAACATAGATTTTGATGATGACCCGCCAGAAGGTGCGGCAGATTTTGTGTTCCGTGGCCCTATGACCAACAAGCGCAAGTCACTGTGGGACAAGTTTACTAGCATGTTTGTTACTCCAGCAGAGGCGCGTTTAGTAGAAACAAATACCCCAGATATGCTTGGCAACCTTGCTGGCGAGTTTGGCAGTGAAGGAATGTTATATGGTCAAAGCGCATATGAAAGATCAATAACAGAGTCCGGCATAAGAAAAGAACGTGAACTCCGTAAAAAAATAGTGCTTCCAAAGTAATGGCTAAGACACCAGCATGGACAAGAAAAGCAGGCAAGAACCCCAAAGGTGGTCTCAACGCCAAAGGTCGCGCCTCTTACAGAACCAAGTCAGGCAAAAAAGGCAACTTGAAAGCGCCCGTAAAAGGAGCAGCGGATACGCCAGCGAAGATACGTCGCAAGGGCAGCTTCCTAGTTCGGATGGGCAGCGCCAAGGGTCCGCTGATGAAGGATGGCAAGAAGACGAGATTGAAGCTCTCACTAGAGGCATGGGGGCATCGCGGTGACAAAGCTAGTGCTGTTGCTAAAGGCAGGCGGCTGCTTGCTCGTTATCAAGCAATGAAGAAAAGGAAGAAGAAATGAAGAAGGTGGCAAAGAAAGCGGCAGGCAGTTCAATGCTGACCGCCAAACAGAAAACACTTCCAAAAGCCCTTCAGATGAAGATTATGAAATCAAAAAAGAAAGGTAAGTAACATGCCAAATGTCGCTGGTAAGAAATATCCATACACTGCTAAAGGCAAAGCCGCTGCTAAGAAAGCAGCCAAGAAGGCAGCAGCTAAGAAGAAGATGCCTGCTGCTGGAAAGTATAGCCGAGGCTACTAATGGCTAAGTCTCGTGTAAATGAGGCTGGCAACTATACCAAGCCAGCCATGAGGCGGCGCATCTTTAACCGCATTAAGGCTGGTGGCAAGGGCGGCGCTCCGGGTCAATGGTCGGCGCGTAAAGCGCAGATGCTTGCTTTGCAGTACAAAAAAGCTGGAGGTGGCTACCGTGGCTAAGTCTAAGTCACAACGCTCATTAGTACGCTGGACTAAACAGAAGTGGCGCACTAAATCTGGCAAGCCATCGACACAGGGATCAAAGGCAACAGGAGAGCGTTACCTTCCTGAGAAAGCCATCAAGGCTATGTCTGCTTCTCAGTATGCAGCATCTACTGCTGCGAAGCGGAAAGCTTTGAAGAAGGGTAAACAGTTTTCAAAGCAGCCCAAAGCTGCGCGGCAAATCGCCAAGAGGTATAGATGAGTTTCATGCATACGCTCAAGAAGGAAGAGCGTGAGATCTTACGGCGCGTTGTACGCACTGTTCATATGCAATACTTCCCGAAAGAATTTCAAACTGATTACGAGGCAGATAAGATTATCTCCTCTATAGGCCCATCTACCGTTGAGCATCTTTTAAAACAGGGCGTGGATAGAAAGATTGACCAACTTTAATTTTAAGCCTGATGGCGATGTCCTAAAGGCTTTTATGAAATCGGATGCATTCTTTCGCGGCTTGCGTGGCCCTGTTGGATCTGGGAAGTCTGTTAGCTGCTGCGTTGAGTTGTTCCGCAGATCATTGCAGCAGAAGAAAGGCCCGGACGGAATGCGTAAATCCCGTTGGGCTGTTATAAGAAATACCAACCCACAGCTTAAAACCACTACCATTAAAACTTGGCTTGATTGGTTCCCAGAAGAAGACTGGGGTAAGTTTTTATGGTCCGTTCCCTATACGCATCACATCAAAAAGAACGACCTGGATTTAGAAGTTATCTTCCTAGCCCTCGATAGACCCGAAGATGTTAAGAAGCTTCTCTCCCTCGAACTGACTGGCATTTGGGTAAACGAGGCTAGGGAGATACCTAAGTCAATCATTGATGCTTGTACTATGCGTGTTGGCCGATTCCCTTCTATGAAGGATGGTGGCTGCACATGGACTGGTGTTATCTGCGATACAAACGCGCCAGAAGAAGATCACTGGTGGCCGATTATGGCTGGCGAAGTGCCAGTGCCAGATCACATTGGGCGTGAAGAAGCAAAGATGCTTGTGAAGCCAGATAACTGGGACTTCTTTATTCAACCTTCTGGCATGAGAGAAGAGAAGAATGAAGAGGGGGATGTCGAGTCATATGTCCCTAATGAGGCCGCAGAAAACAAAAATAACATGCGGCAAGACTATTACTCAAACATTGTACAAGGCAAAACAAAAAGCTGGATCGATGTTTATGTTATGAACAGATTCGGTAGCATCCAAGATGGTAAGCCTGTTTACCCTATGTTTGCTTCAGACATGCACGTTGCGAAAGAAGAAATCCCAGTCGCTTCTGGTATGCCAGTTTATATTGGCATCGATTTTGGACTGACACCGGCTGCAATTATTGGTCAAAAGATTCGCGGAAGATGGATGCTTCTGCAAGAGATTGTCGCTTTCGACATGGGCATTGTCAGGTTTGCTGAAGTTCTGCGGCATGAAATAAGCACAAGATACAATGACTGCGAGATCATTATCTTTGGCGATCCTGCTGGTGACTTCCGCGCACAGACTGACGAGTCTACGCCATTTCAAATCATGCGCGGCGCTGGTTTGAACGCACGGCCTGCGCCAAGCAATGATGTATCGCTGCGACTTGAATCTGTATCTGCTCCATTGTCTCGCATGGTAGAAGGCTTGTCTGGGTTGCTAATTGATCAGCGATGTCGCACGATTATCAAAGGCTTTGAAGGTGGGTATCAGTACAAACGTATACAGGTATCTGGCGAAAGATATGCAGACAAACCAGACAAGAACCACTTTTCTCACATTCATGATGCATTGCAGTACATGATGCTTGGTGCTGGAGAAGGCAGATCTATCTTGTCTAATGTTTCAATGCAGACTAAACCTTTTCAAGCGGCGAGAGATTACGATGTATTTTCTCGTCGCCCGAAAAAACGCAGAGAAGGTCTTTGGGCAAGGATGTAATTTGTGCGTTGCTATTTAAGCAAACAGCAAGATACACATAAAGAGTAGCAAAGAGGATATTGTAATGTGTTTGTTCGGTGGCAGTACGCCAACGCCTAAGCCTGACCCTGATGTTGAGATTGAACGCGAGAATCAAGAGGCAGCAGAGAAGGCTAAAAAAGATAAGCAAAAGCAGCAAAACCTTGCAGACAAAGTGGCTGCTTCTGGTGGCAGCGGCGGCACGACAGTGCCATCTTTGCTTACAAGCACAGCGGGCGGTGTCGGCTATTATAACGAGACTCTGTAATGCATGATGATCAAATGATAGATCGCATGCTCAAAAAATATGAGCGTGCAAAAGGTAGCCGAAGTAATTTCGAGTCAATATTTGAAGAGTGCTACGAGTATGCCTTGCCTATGAGGCAAAGCTTTTACCACGAAGTTGCAGGGCAACGACGTGATGATAAGATTTTTGACGAGACTGCTGTTGTTGGTACGCAAGAGTTTGCTTCTCGTTTGCAGTCGGGGCTAGTTCCCAACTTTGCACGTTGGGCAGATTTCATTGCTGGCTCTGAGGTTCCGAAAGAACAACAGGATCAGGTGAACAATGAACTGGATGAAGTTACTGACTATGTTTTCGAGATCATCCAAAACTCAAATTTTGGACAAGAAATCCATGAGTCATTCATGGACCTTGCTGTGGGGACAGGTATCCTTCTGGTTGAAGAAGGTGACGCAATTAATCCTGTCCGCTTTAACGCGATCCCTCTCCCTAGTGTCTACCTTGATACTGGCCCTGATGACAAAATTGATCACGTCTATAGGGAACGTAAGATCAAGAATACTGACATTGCCATCGCATATCCAAAGGGTATTGTCGGCGAAAAAACATTAAGGGGAATGCAGTCTGAACCTGACAAGAAGGTAAAGATTCTTGAGATTGTTTGTAGAAATTACAGCGATCTAAATGAAGAGAAGTATGATTACTATGTAATCAATTGCGATGATCGCGAGATGATTTACTACGAACTTTTTGAGGGTAGCGGCTCTAACCCTTATGTTTGTTTTAGATTTAGCAAAGCATCTGGCGAAGTCTATGG